CGGCACGTTCTTTAGATGCCGAGATAATCATTATTTTCTTTTCAGAATTGTTAAACAAAGTCCAAAGAACAAAAGCACCAGTAATCCAGGATTTACCCACACCTCGGAAGGCTTGGATTTGTAGACGTTTTGGACCGTGTTGTAGGTAGTCAGCAATGGCATATTGAGCACGTGTTGGGTTAGGCAGATCAAGTTGTGTCCAGAGGGCTTGTAGGAACAGCTTGAAATCGTCCCTGAGGAGGTCAAGAGTATTCATTTGATGTCTCCATACCTAAAGCTTCCCAAAAGCCCTCAGGAAGTCTAGGAACAGCCTCTCCGTGGACATATACAACAATAGCAATACCTTCAGCTGTAAATTGTGGGACTTTCGGTAGTGAATACGTTCCATCCTTTCGAGTATAGGGGCATCGAACTGATTTAACGTCTACAGCAAGGAATTTATCACCGTTCTGTAGAACTATGTCTGCAGGACCAGAAGCTGCTACATTTCTGAAGACTTCAAGACCGTGTGAAAGAAAAAAGGCGCAAACCAGTAATTCACCGGCAGCGCCCGTGTGGGATGTTGAGTTCATAAATTAATAGCCAAACAATATTGCACCACCTACAGCTTTAAGACCACCAAGGATTTGTTTACCAACGTATTCAAGTTCATTAAGTGGGTCATCTAAAATTTTAGCAGCTGTAGATTTAGGTTGTTGCTCCTGCCTTCGTACTTCCATAGCTGCCTGTTGAGCGCCTTCAAGTGTACCACTAGCTGCGGGATCAGCTGTAAAAATATCACCAACAACAGGTACTTCACCAACTGCTGTTTCAAAAGCAGTAACCTTAGCCCCTTCAATATCACCTGCCAGGGCTTGACTACCTGCAGCAAGACCACCAACAACAGCACCAGCAAATGGTAGTACACCAGCTGCACGTCTAGCTCCTGCAGCAAGTTTAACAGTGCCCCCTGAAAAATCAAAAGCTTGAGCAAATCTTTGAGGGATGTCAGTTTTGGTAATTTCTTTTTTAATTTGCTGAATACGTTCAATTGATGTATCAGCAGAAAATGCTTCTGGATAACCAGCTTGAGTTAATACAGAACGTTGTTGTTGTACAATAGGGTCTTGCGAAACAGTTTCAAAAATGTTCTGCTGTTTAACAATTTCTGGCCTTAAAACTTCTGCAATTTCTGCAGGACTGCTTTGTAAAAGAACAGGGTCTTTGCCAAGTTTAGTGCCAAAATCTTTAGTACCAGGACCATGAAGAATAGGAGATCTACTAGGGTCTGCAGGATCACCATACCCTAATTCAGGATCAAAAACAGAACCTTTAGCTCCAGGTCTACCTAAATGTGAACGTTCATCAAATTGACTTGCAGCATTTAAATTTGCTGCACCATTTCCGGGTCGTGCTCCTGTTGCATCAAATACTCGTTCTTTTACTTCTTCCCAAACATCTACTGGTAACCTAAGGCCAAGATCACCACCAGTCCTGTTAGCAATAATATGATGAAGAGGTATTTTATCAATAACCCCCCATTTTCTCATAAAATTGTCTTCTGTTTTTCTCAAAAAACTCATTAACTCTTTGTCGCTAACAGTAGGTTTTTCAAGAATTTCTGGATATACTGTAGGATCCCAAGAAAAAGCAGCACCGAAACGACGCCATCTTTTTAATGAAGACCCAGGTTTATCTAAAGCTTCTAGGCGATCAATTTCTTCAACAATACGTTGACGAATAATTTCGTACGCTACTTTTTGTTCTTTATCCATTAAGTAATATACTCCAATATGAGTTTTTCACGGAGTCTATTAACTCCAAATTTGTCTCTCATCCACGAGAGTACGGGTTCACTTCCTTTTTCCTGATTACAACTGGTACAAGCACAGACGACATTCGTTGAGATGTCCTGACCGCCACGAGAGCGAGGATGGACATGATCAATAGATAATTGAGATAAGTCATAAGTCTTTCCGCAATAAATACATGTGTGGTCGAAATGTTCCTTAATGCTGCGCCTCCACAGGCGCTTAGCTTCTGGAGAGGTCATAACGATTAAGTTGTAGAGGTAGTCGTCAGGAGTGGGGAGTAAGGGGGTCATGCGCGGCCTTTACGTGCTCGGTTTTTAGATGCTTTTTCAAGGAATGTAGAGCCATTCTTTCTGTGTGAAACATCTTTACCGTCACCATTACCATAAGTACCACGTTTACGATTCTCCTTATTTAGTTTAGTGCGCTTTTTAATCTGTAATTCACTAGAGTCATACTTTTTTTTGGTATGATTTATAGTTACCGTTAGCGTATTTAGCACCACTATAATTAGACTTTCGGGCCATATAGCCTCCGTTGGACAAGTTCTGGGTCAACAGTTGGCATTACTGCTGCAAGTTTATCTAGTGGGCTACCGTCAAATGCGACGCCACTAATATCATTAGTCTTTAACCAATCACAAGCTGCTTTTAAGTCAGCAGTAGAAGCCTCACCGGATTTAATACGGGCAAGAAACTCCTTAGTGACAAGATTATGCAACTCATTAAATTGATCTTCAGTTGCTTTTTTCTTCATCGTTATCTTTATACCAAGGTGCTCTGATATGTAAATTTCCCAAATAGATGGGTGGATCTACTTGGGAATTTGGTAAAACAATAGCTTGATCTATTGCTTCTTTAATTTTTACTTTTTTGGCTTAACTGCATTAATAGCAGTAAACAACAATTGTACGATGCTATTGGATT